TCAGAACGTAAGTGTGACGCGCGGCGTCGCCTGCGTCGAGGTGACGGACGTAACCGTAGCGGCGCTGAGCGTCACTCCACCGCTGGCGCGGATGTTGAACCATGACTCCGCGCCACAGATTCCCACAGCGTTCCATGTTGCCCCGGTCAATGTACCAGTCGACGTTGAAGCCTCTCTCGTCGCTACTTGGCCCAAAGCGCCGTTACCGTCATTCACATAGTTCGTGCCGTGGATGAGCGTCGACCCTTCATACCCAGCAAACGATGACCCGAAATCGTTTGTTAGGCCGCAAATGAACACCACCATGTCCCCGTTGCGAGAGGTCACGGTCGTTGATCTGGGTGGCATGCCATCGATGACCACCTGACCGCCCGCGTTGTCGAACGCGGTCGCTTGGTCCACCCCGTCGTACTGCTGCACGAACCCCACTCCAACGCCGGGGTTGGCCGAGTAGCTGATCGTCACGTTGTCGGTCGCGACCCCCGGAGCGATGCGGCCGTAGGTGTACGTCGCGCCCCACGACCCAGAATTCTGGGCACGGATCACCGACATGGTCTCGCCGTTGTTCCAGTCCATCCCCGAGCACAGGTTTGCCGTCGGGTGGTCGCATGACACGGAACAGATGAGCGCGCGGTTCGAACCGCTGGCAACGGTAAACCCGACGTCGAAGGACGACAGCCCGGTGCCGTGCGTGAACGTGGTCGGCGTTCCGGCGGTGATCGTCACGTCACCTCCACGAACAGCGCGGTCCGCAACGAAATCTGCGTCGTGGCGAACGGACGCAGGACGCGGCCAGTGCCGGGCGGGAGATCAACCTCAAGCCACGTTGTGTCGACCGTCGTCCCCGTCTTTGCGCTCACGATCACGCCGCCGAGTACGCGCGCAGCAAGCGCCTTGTGCGGAAACGACACGCCGTTGTCGAACGACAGAAGCGCGCCGATCTCAAGTACCGTCGTTCCGTCACCGCCCCACGTGGCGTGGCGTAGCACGCCAACGCGCACCTTGGTAGCGGCATCAGGTACATTGAAATCGGCAGCGCCGGGCGTGGCTGGATAGGTGCCTGCGGGCACCACCACCGTTCCGGTCGAGGGAAAGCGCCAGGCCATCAGGCCGCCCGCCCCGCGTACAGACGCGTGTTAGCCGACAGACTGGCCATGATCCGCCCCAGGAATCGCGCTCGTCTGCAAGACAGACGAGCGCGCGTTGTCACGGAAGGCCGCTTACGCGTTGCCGGCGTTGCGCGTCCAGGTGTTGATCGTGACGGTCTGACCCGACACAATCGACGTGTTGTCGAGCGACAGATCGCCCGAACCCTGGCCGACGGTGCCCTGCTCGTGGCAGGTAACGCCCTGCTTCAGACGATACGAGAGCGCGGTGCCGGTGCCGGAAGCGGCGACCGACCACGTGCCCAGCTTCGTCTTCGAGCCGGCCGACGCCGCGTTCATCCAGTCCGACGGAAGAACGATGGTCGCCAGCACACCGGCCGGGTCAGCTGCAGCGCAGTTGGCCGGGACGGCACCCGAGAAGATGATCAGCGAAGGAGTCGTGCCGACGGTCGACTCGATTGCGTCGAGCTGAGCGTTGCGGACGGCGTCGGAAAACTGGATAGCCATGGAGTACCTCTACTGGAAAATCAAATTCCGCCGTAAGCCATAGGGCGGGCTTTATGTTCGCGGCGCTCGCGCTCCGCACGTGCTTGCTCGCAGTACGCCCGGAAGGCCAGTTCGTTGGCAGCGGCCTTCTTGTCGTCCCGCGTCTCAGCGTCTTGCTTGCTGTACGCGAGCTTCTTCATCCACAGAAGCAGGTACTCGTGGTGCTGCTCGTCAATCTCCAGCGCCATATCGGTGTCGTTGATCGTGACCAACGGCAGCCGATAGACCGCCAACTGCAGCGTGTCGTTTTCCTTCGGGACACGCACGAGGCGTATTTTACCGTCCTCCAGGTTCGTGACAATCGCCTGAACGGCACCTTGGATGTTGTCGAGCGTGTACGCCGACGCGATCCCGTAGTCGTCCGCGGCGTTCACCGACTCCAGACTCTCGATGGTCATGACTTCGACCTTGCGGAAGTCCGACAGCCGGTTGGCGCGTGTGATCTTCAGAATGCGCGGGTCGTAGGTGACCCACGCTTCGGTGGCGACAATCGGAACCTGTGTCAACGCGGAGGACGCGTCCTTGATCCCGCCGGAGAGGCGGCAGAACTGTTTCTGCGCAGCGTCCATGTACGCGAACACTTCGCCGTCGGTCCACAGATACGGCTCAGCCGTGTCGAAGACGTCGGTGCGGAAGCGGTCGTACAGGTCGCTGGAGTTCATCAGACGATCCGCGAGCCGTCAGCATTCAGCATGCCGGCGACGATCATCTCGCTGCGCTTGTTCCACACCGTCTCGATCTCGCGCTTGTCGACCTTGTAGCCGAGCAGGGCGCTGATCGGCGCAGCCTTCGGCAGGCCGGCGGCGGAGAACGAGTCGCGCTCGTTGGTGGCCACGATCACTTGGATCGCATCCATGATCTGCTCCTCACGCGTGGCGGCGTCCGACGGACCGGTGTTCGGCGCGGGCTCCTCGGCGGGGGTCAGATCGATCTTGTCTTTCTCTTCTACGGCTTCGGCACCGATGTGCATCGCTTCAGCGGCGATGGCGGGCGGCACCCATACGGGGATGCCCTTCTCGAAGCAGACAGAATATCCCTTCAGGGACGCAAGCCGGTACTTCCGGCTAAGTTTCATCATTGGCATGAGCTACTCCAGGCGGAAGGAAAACCCGGGGACCGGAGTCCCCGGGGAAAAGAACAGCTTAGACGTTCTCGTTGGCGCGGCCGTCGATGATGTACTGAATCTCGACGCGTGCCTTGCCCTGCGTGCCAGCCGTATCAGCCAGCGAGAAGGTCAGGCGGGTCGACAGACCACTGACATTCTTGTAGCCGGTCGGGACCAGCGCCGTACGGGCGGCGGACTTGAGCGACGTAGCGCCCAAGTAGCGGGTTGCCGATCCCGAGTCACCCACGGACACGGTGGCAGCGCCAGTCGTGTTGTAGGCGGTATCGACGATCAGCGCGCCGCCAACCACGATTGCACCGGGCGGGAGGTCCAGCACGTCCTTCGCGTCAGAAGCCTCGAAGTCAGTGGCGGTCCCGCTGGTGTTCAGCATGGTGTCGTTGAAGTTGAACTCAAACACCGCGACCAGCGGCACTTGAGCAGCACGGGTTTTCTTGATCAGAGCCATGGTTCCAGTCTCCGGTTACTGAGCGACGTAGCAGGAGATGACGCCGAAGTCCTGCGTGGTGTTCGACGCGTAGATGCTGTTGAACTTCGGCTTCAGGAAGCCGAGCATCTTCGCGACCGAAATACCCTGCTGGTTCTCGTAGTCGAACCCCTTCTCCACCCACTCGGGGTTGCCGATGTCCGCCATGCCGAGCGCTTGCGCGCCGCAGAACAGGATCTGGCAGCCGTCGATCAGGCCGCCGGAGCCCCACTTCGAACCCGAGGCCGCGCCAGCCGTGTTGTACACGTGGCGGAACTCGTGGAAGTAGATGCCGTCGATCTTGATCGTCGAGCCAGTGAACAGCGGGTTCTTGTCACCGCGTTCCATGGCGTGCCGCACGTTCAGCATGAAGTTGTTGTCGAGCTTCAGCTTGGCCATCGCCTGCGGCGTCAGGAACGCGTGGTACGTCTCTTCGCCGTTGCCGTCTTTCACGCCGCGGATGTACTGGTCCTTGGCGAAGGCTTTCAGCTGAACGAAGGTTTCCCACATCGGCGTGTCGCCGACCACGACACCCGAGGTGTCCGCGCCGACAGACAGCGTCTTCGAGCTGCCAATCCAGCGTGCAACGCGCAGCGCGGTCGGAGCAGCGACGTCAGCCGCGAATTCCAGGAACGGGAAGTCCGATCCCACGCGGGACGCGCCGTTGTTCTTGTTCGCGTACGACACACCCGACAGCGTCAGGAACGCCAGCTGGTCGATACGGTCGGCCAGCCAGTAGGCCAGAACGTCGCGGCTGTTGCCACGGAATTCGACGACCGACTTCTGATCGGCCATACGGCCTTCGTGACGGTTGGCATGGCGGAGCTGATCGATCCGGATCACTTGATCCGAGGTCTGCATCGCCTCCTCGTTGCCTTCCAGGGTGCGGTCGCCCGCAACGCCGTCCCCGGTCAGATCCGAGAGCAGCGTGAGAACGGCGCGAGCGCCCTTCTCGGTCTTCTTGAGTTCCGTGACGTGCTGGACGAGCGAGTTCGTGTCCTTGCCCAGGAACTTGTTGACGAAGCTGTAGTTGCGAGCCTGCTTCCACAGATCCATCGACCATACGGTCTTCTGCTCGGAAGTCAGGTTCGCGAAGTTGGTAAGTGCCATTCGGCTACCTCTGCGAAAGTTGGAAAAAGGTCAATCCGTGGCGGCAATAACGCTGCGGCCTTGCGCTTACGAATCGACTTTCGCGAGGTCGTACTCGTCCTGAGCTGTCGGGCCAGGCACCGATATGTTGCAGATAATAGAGATTCAATGCGGAAGACGCAAGTGTGTACTCACGTCTTCCGCAGGTACGTCAGAAGCTCCCGACTTCCCCCGCATTGATCGCCCCGGTGGAGGAGATCGTCTGCGTCGTCGGCATCATCGTCCCGGCCGTCCCGGTGCCAGTGGACACCCAAGCAGGCTGAGTCGTGGGCGGCGGCAGCGGCCAGTTGATGTTGGTGCCGGTGTTGGTTTTCCCGGCGTACTTCAGCTTGTCGACGGCGTCCAGAAACTCACGCTCTGCGTGCCTTGCGGGATCCAGCATCTTCCGCTTCACGATGACGCCGATCACGACTGCCAGCTGCTCGCGGATCTCCGTGTTGCCCATATCGGGGCGCCCGGCCAGATATCCGTTCAGCCACAGAGCGAACTGCTCCGCATTCATGTGTTCGATGCTCATACCTCGTCTCCACGCAGTTTGGCCTTGGTTTCCTCGTCCAGCTTGGCGAACTGGTCCTGAGTCATCCGGGCAATCTGCCCGGCGTTCGGGATACCGCCGCCCATGGAATCCGAGTCCTTGCCGTGCTTCCCGAGGTTGGCCGGCTGCTTCTTCGCGACATCCGCGGCCTTGCGGCGCGCTTCCAGATCCCGGTCCTCCTGCGCACGGCGGAGGCCGTCCTTCTCGATGTCGCGGTCGGCCTCAGCGGCGGCTTTCTCGGCACGCTTCGGCGGCCCCAGCACGTACTTCACTGCGCGTTTCAGCGCGATTTCGGGGCTGTTTCCACGACGCTTCAGCGCTTCGATCAGGTCGGCGACCTCTTCGGCCTTGTCCTTGTCGAAGTCCTCTTCGAGGTCCGGGTTCAGTTCCGGGTACTCCATCTCGATCTGGCTGAGCGCCATGTCGTAGCGGTACTCGGCCAGCGCCTCGGTTTTCGACTGCAGCGCGGCCGCTGTGGCTTCCGCGCGGGACAGCTGACGCTCGTACAGGCGCATTTCGGCCTTGACCGCCTTCGCCTTGTCCTTCTCGCCATCGGCGATCAGGTCGTCGTACTTGTCGTCGAGCTCCTTGATCTTCTTCTCGATGGCCTCGACGTCCGCCGACTGCCGGCCTGCGGCAATTTGCCGCTCCAGCTCCTGAATTCGCTCGGCGGCGCGGGCTTCTGCGGCACGGCGCTTCGCGATTTCCTGGTCGAGACGCTCTTTCGGGATCCGGATCTTCTTCCGAGGCTCTTCCTTCTTCTCCTCGTCTTCCTCTTCCTCGTCCTCCGCTTCCAGCTTCTTCGCGGCAGCCTCCGCGCGCTTGGCTGCGTCGACTTCGTCGTCGTCGTCGCCGTCCTCATCCTTCGCAGGGTCTGCGGCTTTCTTGTCATCGACCTCGTCAGCGTCGGCGTCCGGCCCGGTGGGCTTGAAGTCGTCTCCGCGGTCGACATCCGCGGCGGGGGCGTCGGGGACTACCCCCAGGGTGGCAGGGAACAACAGGGACTTCACCAGCTTACTTACTAGCATCGGATTTCGCTCCGGTAGTGGCGGGTTTTCCGCCTTCCGCGCCGCCCTTGGCGGCAGCTTCTGGCGCTTTCTTCATGGCCTCGGCTTTCGCGTCGGCCGTCTTTATCGTCGCGGCGGCTTGCGCCTCCGTGGCGGTAACTTGTGCGTCCTGCAGCCGCTTCTTGCCCTCCTGCAGTTCCTGTTCCATCGCGAGCTTGGCCTGGACCTTCATGCGTTCCAGTTCCATCTCCTGCTCGAAGCGCTGACGCTCCAGCGCCATCTCCTGATCCAGCTGGGCCTTCTTGAGCGCGAACTCCTGCTCCAGCTCTTTCATCTTGGCGACGAACTCGGCGTTGTTGTCGTTCGCCTGCCCGGCCTCGTTGAGCTTCTTCTGCGCATCGGCCGTCTTCTGCTGCGTCTCGGCCTCCAGCTTGCTGACCTCGGCGGCGCGGCCGCGGCGCTGGAGCTCGGCGTCGGCTTGCGCCTCCGGGCTATCCGCCTGCTGCTTCATCTCCTTGACGATGTCGGCCTTGTCCTTCAGGCGGCTCGACTGGATGATGAACTTGTCCGGGATCTGGATGCCGTTCTCGCGCAGCGCGATGGCCTGGTCGAACTGGCTGTCCTCCATCTGGTCGCGCTCGGGCTGCGTCGTGACGATGACGTCGTACTCGCCAATCGTCAGGTCGTTGAGCACACCAGACTCGGTCATCTGGTTCACCGTGAGCTGCTCGGTCTGGTTCAGTAGGCGGTCGGTGACCACGTTGATGATCCGTTCCTCGCTGTAGAACTCCTGCACGATGTCCAGAATGTTGCGGGCGAGAATGTAGTCCGTCCGCTGCAGGTTGTCCATGATCTTCGCGGTCGTGGCGCTCGACGCGGCCTGGTTCTTGGCCACTGCCTTCGCCGACACGTCCTCGCGGGCGTTGCCCGTCCGGTAGTCCGTGACCCCGGAGATCGTCTTGATGTGCTCTTCGGCCTTGTACGAGATCCGATCCAGCCCCGTTGGGGTCTGGTTCGGGGTGATCCGTTCCGCGGAATCGACGTCGTCAAGCTCCAGCACGATGCCGGACTGCGCGCCGCGCGACTCCAGCTCGGCGGTGGTCATGTTCTTCAGACCGCCCTGCTTGATCTTCCAGCCGCTGTTCGCCGTGGTGTTCACGACGTGCAGCTCCTGCGAACTGACCTTGTTCAGCAACTCCTGCGGGCCCAGCAGGTTTTCGACCAGACCGACCGTGCGGCCGCGCCGGAAGTAGGGGAAGTACGGCACCACCGTGTAGTGCTTGTACGGCGACCAGTCGTCGTGCAGCACGAAGCGGTTGGCGATGACGGTCCAGCGGATGCGCTGGATCGCCTTCGGAATGACCGTGACGTCGGGGTTGTCCTCGATGTACTTCGCGATGCGCTCGCGGTCCCACGAGGCGGGCACTTCGCGCAGGTCGCCGAGGCGCAGGTTCGCGAAGTGGTCGACCTTCTCGATGCGCTTGTACTGCCGCTCCAGCACGCGGATGTTCCGCATCTGCTGGATCGACATGGCGCTCTGGCCGTAGCTGATGGCGCGCGGGTCGCCGAAGCGGTCACGCTCGCGGTCGATGGAGTCGTAGCCGTACGGCCAGAACGACTCGTTGGTGCCGCGCAGCTCCTCCGCGTCCTTCGCGTTGTACAGGAGCTCGATCTGGTCCGCGCTCATCCACTTCGTGATGAACACGTCGTTCCAGCTGTCCGGGTCGTACTCCTCGGCGTCCGGGTCGACCAGCACGTTCTTCGGGTTCAGCTGCATGATCTCGACTTCGCCGCGCAGGCTGTCCTTGAAGCCGAGCCGCACGTCGAAGAAGCCGCGCGACGTCACGATGCCATCGGCAAAGACGTCGCTGCGCTTCCATTCCAGCTGGTTGTTGTCGCTGATCTGGCTGAACACCTTCGACAGCGTGTCCGCCAGCTCCTGGTTCGCCTCACCCTTGCGGGGGCGGAAGCCGATCTGCGTGCGATTGAAGATCTGCTCGCCCATCACGTTGCCGACGGTCGAGAGGATCTTGTTGATGGTGAGCGCCGGACGGCGCTGCGCTTTCAGCAGCGCGAGGTCTGTCGCGTCCCACTGCTTTCCCGCGAAGAAGTCCTCGCAGCGCTTCGCCTTCGCGACATACTCCAGGTGTCCGTTGTCCCGGATGTACTGGTACCGCAGCCAAATGCTATTGGCCAGATCATTATCAACCGGCATCGCGCGGACCTTCCACCGTGAAGTTTTCTTCGAATTGCTCCGCCGTGACGTAGAAGTGGTGCCCGAGCTTGGGGATCAGCACCATGTAGTTGCCCTTGTGCACCGGACGGCGGTTCACGTGGGTGTCGAAGTCGAATCTGATGGCCATGAGGCACAGACCGTCGCCTTTGGCCTTGATGCGCGACCAGCCGGCGAGTTCGCGCTCCTCGCAATCTCCGCAGCAGCTCAAGACAGGAACCTCAGTTTGTAAATCGTGCTGTCGAAGAGCCCGAGCAGCGTGTCGATCTCGTTCTGGACCTCTTTGCAGTCGCAGACGCTGGCGCGGTTGTCGTCGACCCACTTGCGCAGCCGGCGCAGGTAAGAGATCGCCTCCTTGGTGGAGTCGTACTCGACCTCCGGGAAGTCGATCATGCCGTACCGACCGATGTACATCTCAGCGATGGAGTCGGCTATGTCGACGACCCCGTCGTAGAACGCGCCGAGGGCCATGTGCGCCGCGTACGACGACGTCTGGAGGTGCATGACGTGCGTGGCGGTGCGGGCGTGGAAGAGGCGAAGAATCAACTCACCGACGGAAGATTTCATATCAGGCGCTCATGTGTGTGCCTTCCAGCACGAAAAGGTCACCCAGCTTGTCCTTCCACGACTTCAGCGGCTTCGACTCGCTCTTTCTCGGTGCTGACTTGCCCACGACCAGGTTCGTTGCCCACGCCAGTGCGTCGACGATGTCGTCGTGCACGCCGCCGGGGAAGCGAAGGAGTTCGTGTTCAGTCGTCTGTCGCCACGACGCTGTATCCGGGAAGTACACACGGCCCTGCTGCATACGCCCCTGAAGGCTACGCGCACGGGCCAGCTTGTCAGTCAACGGCTTGAGTATCTCACAAGCCGGGAACAATTTCCTCTCCTGCATGCGTTTCTCCAGCAGCGGCTTGATCGACTTCCAGATCTGGCCGTCCTCGAAGCCTATCTGGTACGTCGAGCCCGGGATCGTCCAGCGCTGCGCCACATCCAGTACGGTTTCGATGATAGTGAAGCTGTCCGCCTTGAACCGCACGACGTCGAGCACGTACAGGTTGTCATCGTAGTCCTGAAGGATCGTCGCGCCTACCGTCCAGTCGTTCTGCTGCTTCTCCCCGATGGCGAAGTCCCACGCCGTGTAGATCGACATGCCATACGGCTCGGGGATGTTCGGCGCCGTGCGGAAATACTCCTTCCGGAAGTACAGGCCCTCGTCGGGAATCGGGTTCTGCTGGTACAGAGCCGACCAGATCCGCGGAGCCTGCACCGACTTGATCCGGCGCAGCGCCTCTTCGTCGTAGCGCGCGGGGTGCAGCGCGTCGCCGGGCTTGCGCAGCAGCTCGAAATCGTCCTCCGGCATGTCGGGTACCAGGGTCGGATCCGTACCAACCTGCGGAGTAAGCCTGACGATCTCCAGGGTTTCTCGGTTCCGGAATTCGTACGCTTCCGCGAGGGCCGGGTACTTCACGATCTCGAACTGGTCCGTCTTCGGGTCGTCGCGCATCGCCTGCTGCAGCCGCCCGGCCAGGTCGTCGTCGTTCCACCACGTCTCAATGACCAGCACGCCGCCGCCGGGAGCCAGACGGGTGTAAGCGGTTGACAGGTACCAGTCCCAGAGTGTGTCGCGCGTCAAGGCGGAGTCCGCCTCCTGCATGTTCTTGATCGGATCGTCGACGATCAGGATGTGCGCGCCCTTACCCGTGATACCGCCGCCGACACCCGCGGCCTGGAAGCCGCCGCCCATGGTCGTGTTCCACGCCTCGGCTGCCGAGACGTCCGGATCCAGCATCGTGTTCGGGAAGATCGCTCTATATAGAGGATCCCTCACAATCTCACGAACTTTCCTGGAAAACTTCATTGGAAGTTCCAGGTTGTACCCGACGTTGATGATCTCGTGGTGCGGAGCTTGTCCAAGGTGCCATCCGGGGAACCGGATGGACGCGAGCTCGCTCTTCCCGTGCCGCGGCGGCATCAGCAGCATGAGCCGGGGCGACTTCTCCTCCTGTACCTGACGGCTGAACCGCTCCAGCCGCGCGCAGATGTCCGCGTGGACCCAGCCGGCGCGGTACGACGGGTGCGTCTTCTTCGTGAAGTGCAGCAGAGAGCGCCGCGCGAGGACGCGGGACGCCAATTCCTTCGCCAGCGGGGCCATTTCGGGCGTGTCGAACGCCGAAGGCGGCGGCGCTGCAGGTTCATGGGCAGCCTGACTGGTGTTCTTGGCGATCCGAGCCTGTTCGCGACCCGCTTCCGTGCCCTTGAACGCTCCGCGGCATTCCGTGCTGCAGAATTTCGATGCCGACCACTGGTCGATGCTGATATCGGCCGGTTTTTCGTACGTTTTCGAGCACTGGAGGCACATTTTTGCCTCCGGAACCTCGCGCCCCGCGCGTTTATGCAGGGTGGCGCAGTCCCTGGAACAGAATTTCTTCGCTTTCCACTGCGTGGCCGAGAGGCCGGTGCTCAGAAACTCAGTCTTGCACTGCAGGCAGTGCTTCTTGCGGGGCTTCGTCCGCGCCTTTTTCGGTGAAGGCGACGTCGAGGATGTCTTTTTCGGCATATTTCAGCAGCTCCTCGTCGCTCATCGTCTCGAACTTGTCGACCAGACGCTTTGCTGAGATGGAAATTTCGATTTTCTTCGCGTCCGGGGCGTAGTAGCCGCACATCCGGGCCACTTCGGTCCAGCCCTTGATCATGGTGGCCGGGTCAGCCTGGACACGAGCCTGGTCTATCGCCTCCAGAAAGCCGTCCATGACTTTCTTCCGGGTCATCTCCACAGAGGCTTCGTTCCTGCGCTGCTCCGCCAGCACCAGCTGCTGCATGCGCGGGTCGTTTTTCCACGCCGAAACGTTGCTCGCGCCCTGGGAGTAGCCCGCTTTCAGCGCGGCGGAGTTCCAAGAGTCTCCGCGGCCGACCAGCTGCGCGACTTTGCGCTGCCTCGGCGTCAGAGGGGCGGAGTACGACGGCTCTCGGCTGTCGGCGCGCTCTTGCGGAGTGAGTACGGACTTTCGCATTGGGCGAATTCTGCGATATTTTTTGGAAAGCCGCTACACGCGAGGCCGGGGGGCCACTTCGGATCGAGTCGACCCCTGTAAAAAACGTCTTTGTGGACGAGTAGTACCCTCCCCACCCCACCCCTCTGAGCCCACCCCACTTCGGATTCGGTTCGCCGAGTCCGAGATTCACCGGGCTCAGCTACGGTGTGGCTTCATCATTTTGCTCTGCGTTTCAGCGCGACTTCGTCGCGCGCCCGGATCGCAGCTGTGCAGCTGACGGATTGGCCGTCAGCGCACGTTGCACTTGAGGAGCCACACCATGGCGGAACGCACCACTCTGAAGTCCCTTCAATCCGAGATCGCCGCGCTGCGCGCCGAGATCGCTGCGCTTAAAGCCGCCGCTGCTGCGCAGCCGGCGGTCGCAGCGCCCACCGAGCTCGGTACGTCGGCTGGCAAGCCGCTTCGCCCGAACTACTTCTTCAAGGTCGTCGGCGACATCGCTCGCGGCGACTACACCGAAGCCAAGCGCGCGGTGAACGCCGTCAACGCCAAGTTCGGCGTCGAAGCCGCGCAGCGCCTGCGCCGCACCCTGTGGGCGCGCGCCAAGCGCTCCAACGCCAAGCCCGCCGCCACCGCGGCGGCCTAACCCCAACCCCACAACACAGGAGATCGTCATGTACAACACCTTCTTCACGATGTTCGTGCAGTTCATGATCGACTACACCATTTGGTGCCTCATGGCTGCCATGGTCTTCGCATGGTTCAGCTTCTGGGTCGCCATCGCGATGTACTTCATCAGCATCGTGGTCTGGCTCATCGCCCGCCTCGAAGGCGTCGACCCCACGGACGTCCAGAACATCCTCGGCGGCTACAAGGCCGCCAAGAGCTGGGTCATCGACGCTTGGAACCGTGGTTCCAAAGTCGTTGCGAAGATGAGCGACGGCACGGTCGTGCGACTCAGGGACATCCGCGGATGATCATCGAGTCCGGCATCGTCGTGTTCCTCGGCTTCCTCTTCCTCTTCTGGAAGCTGCCGCGGCACACCATTCTCCACGCGCTTGGCTATCCCCTCGCGTTGGACATTGCCGGCAGCGTGCTGGCATATGTCCTCCACTGGGGAACGTTCACTGGGGTCATGGCGGCTGCGGTCGCCGGCATGATGCTCAGTGGCATGACATCCGCTGCCCGCTGGGCAGTCGGCTACGTTGACAAGGGCCTGTATTACCCAGGCCACATCGCTAACTGGTCAGTCCACCTGAAAGGACAGAGATGAACCAAGAGAACCAAAACAACGTGGCCGCTTTCGCAACAGCGGCCGCCGGCCTCATCGAGATCGCGCAAGCTACCTTCAAGACACAGGTACAGCAGATCGAGGCCGCCCTCACCGTGGGCGATACCGACGAAGATCGGGAGCTCATCCTCCAAGCGACGCTGAAAAGCATCCGCATCCTCGCGGTGCTACAGAGCGACGCGTTCAAGCGATTCATCAACGAGGCCGACATCCTCGCTGAAAGCCGCACCCCAGAGTAGTCATGCTCTGGCCAGCGTTGCCATTCGCATCACATCTCGGGGCAGTCGTCCAGATCATCACCATTCTGGACGACTTCCTCATCCCCGTACTACCTCATCTTCTCAAGAGGAGAAGCCATGCCCGGAGTCGTCATTCAGAACACCAGCCCCAAGGAGCGCCTCGACGCAGCAATGGTCGAGATCGACAACCTCATGACCCTCGCTGAAAAAACCAGCGACAGGGACATCGCCGTGCAGCTGGCGACCATCGCCTTCAAGCTCACGCTGCGCATCAACCACATGTACTACGCCGCCATCGTGCCGAAGGAAGACCTCGGACTGGCAACCGTGTGGCACGAAGGCTCGAAGAGCTTCTACAACGCGCGCTTGCTCAGGAAGATGGACGCCGAAGAAGTCAACCGCGAGATCCCACAATGAACAATTCAAAAACACCGCGGGGCTTCACCCGCATGTTGCGGCGCATGCACGCCCGCGACGTTGCAAACCAAATGCAACGTCAAGAAGACGACGACAGCCCGCTGATCGTTCAGCAGCTTCGCATCAAGAAATGCCTCGTCTGCCGTACCGAGTTCGTGGCATACGACTTCAGCCGCGAGCGCCTCTGCGGCTGCTGCACGGACAGCGACCGCGTCCTCGACGAAGTCGAGCAATACGACGCCATGATCGCCGAGGGCTTCAGCAAGATCGACGCTCGCGTCCGGCTTGGCTGGTCAGACCCGCCGTACGTGGCGGGCCCTTACCTCATCGATGAGGACGCATGATGGATTGGTACGGCGGACAACTCATCATCACCCACCAATCGGGCATGAACTCCACATTCAACGGAGTCACGTTCTCGAAAGCACAAGAGCTCGTGACCAAGTTTGGTCACGACGTGCTTAGCGCCATGTACTTCCCCAGCAGTACACAGGTGTGGCCCCTCGATGAGCGGGGCCACGCCCTTAGTAGGTAGCTGGCGGACGCGCGACTTCGTCGCGCTTCGGATCTCAGGAAGTGGGACGTGGGGAACTCGTCCCTTGGAGGAGAAATGAATCCTGATCTTGAGGATTTCGCTTTTGATGACCAAGGCCGCCCAGTGCGGAAGACCAACGTATCACCCGAAGAAAGGTGCGCTTGCATGGAGGAGCAAGCAGAACGACTTCGGCAGCTTGGACTCTCCGACATGGAGATCGCTCTTTTCTTCCTTTTCACCGACAACCCGAATCAGGAGATCGACGAACCATGACCACTCGCATCGTCCCCCCAGGAACCATGGACAAACTCACCGGCGCCGTGAAGGACACGGCAAACCCCTCGACCCAGCAAGGCGAGGCCCAGAAGACGGCCAGCATGACGCCGAACTTCATCACCTACCTGCGCGCCAGCGACTTCAACAGCGCGCCCTACGCCGCCGTCGTGCGCAAGACGATCAACGCCCTCACCGGCCAGATCGTCGAGGAACTCGACTGGCACGTGATCAAACGCAACGCCGGACAAGAGGTCGACACGCCGACGCTCGACCAGCGCAACGAGATCGACGAGCACAACCGCGGTCAGGAAGTGAAGGACTACATGACCGAGAGCTCGGGCTTCGAAGTGCGCGTGCCGAACTACCGCATCGCCGAGCTCTGCAACGGACTGCGCTTCGTGCTGTATGACGAGCTCGCCCGCTTCGACGACGTGCCGGATCCCATGAAGATCCTGATCACCGACCCGAAGGGTGTGGATCCCGCCGAGTTGCGCATGTTCCCGATGTCCATCGAAAGCGCCATGAACGGGCGCATCGAGCGCCTCGGCACCCCCAGCCGCCGCGCCCGAGCCACCGGCGAAGAGCGCGCCGTCGTCCTCGGCGTCACCAAGGAAGTCGTCGAGACAGAGCTGGCGAACACCGCCAAGCGGGAACAGAAGCGCGCGCTGGAACGGCGCGCGGACGTCATGGCCGAGGCACTCAGCCTCGACCACCGCGGCACGGATGACGACTGGATGGCTTTGCCCAAGCTCGTCCGTGATCGACTGCTGACGAAGATCCGGAACAACCTGATCGCCAGTCGCGACAAGTTCAAGTCGCTCGGCATCGGTGCCTCGCCGGAGTTCTACCAGCAGATGGTCGAGGCCGTGAAGGATCACGACCTCGCCGTGGCCATCATCGACGCGTTCCTCGCCGAGCACCCGGTGGCAGACATCACCGAGGCGCGGACGATGCGCGCCAAGGCCACGCTCAGCTCGCTCGGCGGAAGCTACAAGCCGGCCGGCGGCGTCGCCGAGATGCACGACGATCCGGTCTAACCCACAGCGGGCGCCAATCGCCCGCTCAACCACCCCGGGGCTGGACGCCCCGGGGTATAGCCCCAGGGCCAGGAAGCATATGGGACAGAGGAGAACACATGGACCACGATGAAGACGAAGAAGGCAATGCCGAATTCCGAGCACTGCCACAGCTGTCAGCCGAAGAGATGCGCGAGAAGTACCCCAATACGTACCGCGCAATCCTGATCGTCGGCAACGCCTTCGAACAGCTCAGCACCATGCCGTGCAACTGCAAGAACCCCGAGTGCACGACCGAGTACCACCGGAAGGCATGCGACAGCGTCGGTGAAGAGGCGCTTCAGGAGATCGCCAGAAAAGCCCTGGTTCAGGCCATGAAACTCGGCCTGCTCCGGCTGGCTGAACACATGCGCAACGAGGCCAAGAACAAGGCCAAGGACACGCTGATGGAAGACAAGGAGGCGACCCCCGACGTGATGCGCTTCACCAACGACTTTCTGGAGCGCATCTCAAAATCTCAATCTTGAGGGCGTCCTATCCTTTATATAGGACTCTCTTTTTTCTCTACTTCTCTACTTCTCTCTTTACCCTTTATATTTTTTAAAGAATGAGATGAGATATGAGAGAGTAGTTAGAAATCAAGGACTTGGCGCATCTCATTCTGTGTTTCATCTCACTTCCAGAATGAGATGGACCCCTATTCCATCTCATTCTCACATTGTTGCAGTGCAAAGTTAGTGAGCACTAACGCATTTGTGTGAATGAGAGAATGAGATCAGAATGCGCTTTCACCTTCTGCCGAGATCCCATGGACTTCATCTTCCTGTCCAGCGACATTCCGCTGGTGAAAGAGTTTCGCCGTCACCCTGACGGCACCATCACCAAGACCTCCTATCCCAACGCGTACGCCTTCACTTCCCACACGGAAGACATCGTCGGTCTCCCCGACCTGGCTACGCAGATCGCTTCACACGGTGCACTGGGCCACTGCCTTCTGAAAGGCCAAGTCAACCGCCCGCTGCACGCTGAATCCCGCGCTGGCAGCACCGACTCCAACCAGATGACCGCCTGGGTGTGCCTGGACCTGGATGGCGCAGACTACGCCTCCCCGGCCATGTTCATGCAAGCCATTGGACTGGGCAACCTGTCCTACGTCGTTCAGTACAGCGCCAGCCACGGCATGGACCCCAATTCGACTGGGCTGCGTTGCCACATCTTCGCCTTCCTCGATGCACCTCAGCACCCCGCTGTGCTGAAATTGTGGCTGCAGTACCTGAACCTGACCGTACCAGGACTGCGCAAAGACACAGCCCTGACCAAGACAGGCTGTGCACTGACCTGGCCGCTGGACATCACGACCTGCCAGAACGACAAGCTGCTGTACATCGCTCCTCCGTCCCTTCATGGCGGACTCACCGACCCCATGGGACCGCACCGCATCAGCGTGTTCAATGGCACCAGCAGCACCCTGAACCTGCCATCGGTGATCCCAAGCGCCACGACTGTCCGTCAGATGGTCGACGACCGGATCAACGAGCTGCGCAAAGCGGCCAATCTGCCCAAGCGCAAGCCCAGCGTGTACAAGACCACTGCGAACGTGGAGTACATGCAGAAGCCGGATGTGGCAATCGTCACCGGCGTCAAGCAGGATCGCGGCTTCACCTACCTGAACCTGAACGGCGGTGACAGCTGGGCTTACTACCACCCGGAAAACAACCCTGAGTACATCTACAACTTCAAGGGTGAGCCCACCTACCGCACAGAAGAACTGGTTCCTGACTACTACCACCAGATCCAGCGCGACCTGAAACAGAACAGCCCCCGCATCCTGCTCGCCTTCCGCGACTTCCAGAGTGCGCAGTATTACAACGGCTGGTACGACCAGGAGAAAGACGAACTGCAGATCAACATGGCGCGCAACGAAACTCAGCTGCGCCACTTCATGAAACAGAACGGCGCGGATCTCGGAGAGTACGTCCCCGACTGGAACATCGTGTTTGATCCGCATGACGGAACAGTAGTCAACCTACGAGAGAAGACACTGAATGTCTTCCGCCCAAGTCCGTTCATGAAGCTCAACGTGGTGAAGACCACCCGCGTGCCTCCGGTGTGCAAGAAGATCATCGACCACGTGTGTGGTGACGATCCGATGATCGTCGATCACTTCCACAACTGGATGGCCTGCATCTTCCAGTACCTGGATCGCACATACACCGGCTGGATCCTGCACGGTACGCAGGGCACGGGCAAAGGGCTGCTGATGAATCGCATCCTGATGCCGCTGTTCGGTCCGCACAACATGACCATGAAGCGAATGGAAGAGCTGGAACAGGACTTCACCGGCTACTTCGAAAACGTGTTCCTGGTCGTCGTTGATGAAATCCAGACCAGCGCTTCGATGAAGCAGGCGAAGATCACCAGCAAGCTGAAGAATCTGATGGTCGAACCCATCGTTTCGATCAGGAAAATGTACCGAGAGCCGTACATGGTGAAGAACTACTGCAACATGATCTTCACCAGCAACATGCCCGATCCCGTAGTCGTGGCACAGGATGACCGCCGATTCAACGTCGCGAACTACCAGCGCAACGCAATCCAGATCACCGAGCACGAGATCTCCAAGATCGATGACGAGCTCGAACAGATGTACATGTACTGGATGTCGTACCCGGCTGACAGGGAGCGTGCGAAGAAACCGCTGGTCACTCAGTCCCGTCAGGAACTGATTGAGACGAACATGCAAGCCGCCGAAGTCGTCAGCAAAGCACTGCGCGAAGGCGACCTGCGATTCTTCTACGATCAGTTGCCTATCACAGCACCACAAGTGATCAATGGCATCGTGCCCGGCATGCAGTCTAAAGACGTGATCGCAGCCAAGTACACCCAGCTGATGCGACAAGTCATCGTTCACGGTCACCACAAGCTGACCCGAGACGACCTCATGACGATCTTCCGGTATTGCGTCGGAAACTGTCCCGACACACCGAACAAGTTCGCGTCGTACCTGAAACATCAACAGATCCACATGACCTACGTATGGGCTGGAACCAAGTCCGTCCGCGGATACAAGGTGGACTGGGTAACTGATCCAAGCTGGTTCGATCAAGCCAAGCAGGAGCTCGCATGAAAAACAAGTTCCCGCGCGGCGATCAACTCCCGACAACGTACCTGAACGCAGCGAGGCTGCTATGGCACGCATACGAAACCAACAAGGAAATCGACGCAAACGTGTACGCCTGCTGGGCAATCGACGCAGCGTCTGGAGCAAACAGCCGCTCGCTGCGCGAGCTCGCTTCGAATCCGACCGTCAACGCCTTCACTCTTCTGTTTGCGCCGACGCCAACGGATCGGATGACGTATGGCATCCCGCCGGACTCCGGGACATGGTTCGGCTCGTCGCTGAAAAACAACAAGAGCGGACGCGATCAGAGACTGATTGCACTACTGATGATGCACGCCCTGACCCTCGACTCGTCCGTCGAGCCGTAACGTTCAACCTTCTTCTTTGGGCGATCATCGTGTTCATCGCCGTCAGTTGCATAACCAAGGGATAAGCATGGCCGAATCCAAAGTCGTCGAATCCGATCTCGCAGTTCTCACCGACCCCGAAGCCGCCCGAGTGAAGTTCGAGTTGCTGAAGAAGAACGTCACTGATCTCGACATGGACGACATCGAAGGCATCCTCGTCGTCATCGCCAGGAAAGTGAACGAAGAGGAGCGAGAAGTGCTCAACGAGAACACCATGCGCGTGCCCGTGCTGGTATCCACCCACGCTCTCGGGCATCCGTCCATCCTCGAAGCACTCACCATGGAGTTGGTGAAAGCCGTCGCCAAGCGTGCCGATGCCCTGGAAGCCGCCGTCGCTCTCGCCGAGGGGAACGATGGAGTCAAACACTAAGAACAGCGCAGCACTTTTCTGCTGCGCTTTGCTCGCTTTCGCGACTGTCTGCAACACGCTCGCGATTGTGTACTTGCTTTACGTGCAGTCCACGCCCGTCAAAGTGGAACTTCGCAAGGCCCCGCAGTACAACCAATCAACCTAAGAAGGAGAGCGCCCACAATGGGTGAAACACTGGACAAGAAAGGCCCGCGAGCAGTCGTCGCGGAAGTCGTGCACATGGGTGAGCAGCTCATCGTGCCCGACGGCATGAAGATCCCCGAAGCCATCGAGTTGCTGCAGCGGCGCGAGAAGTTCCTCGAAGAGCCCGTTGCCATCAACGAGAGCTTCCCGGTCTTCCCGTGGGACGGGGCATACGCCCTGGAACAGGTACTCCGCGCGAAATTCGGCTGGGCCACCGCGGAACCGACTCCCGGCTTCTTCGGCAAGAACCCGCCGCAGATGATCGCCATCGACATCGGCCCGCGCAAGGTGCACAACGTGCCCTGGGGACGCTTCAGCATCCCGACCGTCAAGGAAGGCTACGTGCAGTGCGGCGTGGATCAGAAGGACGGCCTGATGTGCTTCCGTCTCACCGCAGCAGTCAAGCGGAAAGACGAAGAAACGATCAAGGCGCTCTTCGCCGCTGTGCGTGAGTACCTGAAGACCAACAGCATCTACCGCGGTCAAGCCATCAAGATCCGTTTCACGGACGACAACGGCGAGAAGCTGGAGATGCCGGAACCCAAGTTCATGGCGACCGACGACTTCGACGAGCGCCTGATGGTCTACCCAGAGGAAGTCGCTGCTTCCATCGAGACAAACCTGTTCACACCAATCGCCCGCCATGCGGATCTCAAGGCGAACGGTATCTCGATCAAGCGCGGCGTCCTCCTGGGTGGGCCCTACGGTACCGGCAAGACGCTCGCAGCCAAGGTCGCCGCGAAACGTGCCACTGACAACGGCGTGACGTTCGTCTACGTCGCCCGTGCCGACGAACTCGCCCAAGCTGTCGCGTTCGCGAAGCAGTACCAGGAGCCGATGGCTGCTGTGTTCTGTGAAGACATCGACCGCGCAGTGCATGGCGAGCGCACCATCGAGATGGATGAGATCCTCAACATCATCGATGGCATCGACACGAAGTCGGCGAACATCATGGTGATCCTCACCACGAACCACCTCGACAACATCAACCCGGCAATGCTGCGCCCGGGCCGTCTGGACGCCGTCATCGACGTCCTGCCGCCCGATGGCCCGGCAGTCGAGAAGCTGCTGCGGGTATACGGCGGGGAAAACCTGGCGGAAACGACCAACCTGCATCAGGTCGGCGAACTGCTGTCGGGGACCATTCCGGCAGTGATCGCAGAAGTGGTCAAGCGCGCGAAGCTGTCGCAGCTCTCGCTGCAGAAGCGTGGTGAGAAAGTCACCATGCTCACCGAAAGCGCGCTGATCGAGTCCGCTTCGACGATGCAGGCCCAGCTCCGGCTCCTGAACAAGGACCGGGCACCGAAGGAGCTGCCGTCCATCGAGAGCGTCATCAAGAAGGTCGTTGACAACTCGCTGGTGCAGCACTCGGCGTGAACCGCCCGCACTTCATCGTACTTCACGATATTGAAGACACCAGTATCGCGGTGTACGTGAACGTAAACGCCATCGAGCAGATTCAGAGATACCAGACTGGATCGGTGCTCTTGATGCATGCTGGTGGCGACCTCTTCGTAGTTGAGCCGCCATCCATCGTGATGGACATGATTCACATGCTCGATTAGCAGGGGTGTCGCGGGGTGGCTGAGTGGTCAGGCACTGAAATCTTCTCACTTCTCCTCTTGTTCAGGACGCAGGTTCGAATCCTGCCCCCGCTACCATGAAACGAACTGTTCAGATGCATCGCAGTACCACACCCACTCGTGCCCAGGCTTCACGCTCGAAGGGCCACAAGGGTGTGGGCAAGCCGAAACGGGAGTGGCGTCCCAGCGTCAGCGCCACGGGGCTCGCCATTAATCCCGTGTATCCGTACAAGCCCAACCGCAAGCCCAAGCGCGAGGACTGACATGCCTCTGGTCGACGTGGACATCAGCGACATCGACGACTCAGATCTGGTCGATGAGATGCGAGCGCGGGGGTACTACTGTTTCCCCGCGCCTTCACATGACGTCTTCAATGACCTGGAACGTGCACTACTAGCAGACAACAAGCCTGCTGTGTACGAACAAGCAGCACAGCTCATTGCACGAGTGCTGGACAGACCCGTTCTGCTGCCCGTGCAGAAAGCACACAAGCCGAAGTTTCACCAATGGTGGAAGAAGTATCTCTTCTGAAAGGAGTTCGATGGACCTGAAAGCAACGTTCGGTCGCTTCCGTAAGAAGGAAGAGGAACCCAACCCAGCCTTGCACGAGACCATTCGCAAGCAGTTCTACGAATTGCGCGAACTGCGCGAAAAGCTCTCGCTCACCCAGAACGAACTGGTGCGCGAACGACGCAAGTACAACCGCGCACGCAAGGTCGTGATCGCACAGCGTCGCAATCTTCGCTCCCTGCAGAAGCTGTGGAGCACCTTCCTGGCCGGCACCGCTGTCGGCCGTCGTCCGGTCACAAGCTTCAGCGTCGTCAGCGCTGCAGTGCGGCCGCAAGATGTACAACCCGCCGATCTCGGCATGCTCAGAGGAGAATAACCTGTGGGAAAACTGCACGAACTGCTGGCAGCAGAAAAGACGCTGACAGCGGCCCGAGATACGCTTGTCGCTGAGACTGCGCACAAGTTCTCGAAGCCCGAATACTTCATGGGTGCAAGCAAGACCCTGAAGATGATCGTCGACAGCCCGGAGAACCAGGCTCTCGAAGCCGCTGCTCGCGCCGACCGCGCGTTGCCCACCACCGTCGGCGACACGCTCGACTTCATGTTCGACGTGTGGAGCAAGGCCGAAGACCTCCTGGCCTCGAAGAACCTGACCAACACCGCGGCCGTGGCCGACGTGGAATTCCGCGGCGAAGTGATTCTCCGCGCCATCCCGGTGGACGAGCTCATGGGCCTGGAGTCCCGGCTGGAGAAGCTGCGGAACGAAGTGTTCCTCCGCATGCCCACGCTCGACGCCGCCAAGAACTGGGCACCGAACCCGACCATGGGGCCGGGTGTCTGGGTCGCAGACGATGAAGTCACCGCCAAGACCAACAAGATCATGTACCCCGTGGTCCTGGCCGAAGCCACCGACAAGCATCCTGCGCAGGTCAAGGAAGCAACACGCGATGAGGTCGTCGGCACGTTCACGCTTCGCACTCGCTCAGGTGCAGCCACTGCGTTGCAGAAAGCAGAACTGCTTTCGCGCGTGGATGACCTGATTGCGGAAGTGAAGAAAGCGCGGCAACGGGCCAACGCAGTGGAAGCGTTGAATGTGCAGGTTGGACAGAAGATCAAGTCCATCCTGTTGCAGCCCTTCCAGTAATTGCCCAATTACACCGATGGTGTAGGGCAAGATTGTGGCTTGCGTCTTCGTCGGAGTCCAGCGCAGTAACCCTGCGAGTTTTCGTTCCTGGATATCGTCTCGCCACGAAGCGTAAGACTAAGGGAGTGTGTGCAATACCAACATGAGCATGCAGCAGGCCGGTGGTTCAATCCCATCCCCGCCCCCCACAAACACACGGGCGGGTAGCTCAGTGGAAGAGCGGCTGCATATCGTCTTCGTATTGAGTTAGCTCGCCTGCACACGCTCGGGAAACCGTAGCTTCCGACCATCCACGGCAAAGCGATGTAAATCGGGAGCTATCCAGAGGGCTTTCTTACGAGAGCTCTCCGGATAAGGAGAAGACATGGATGAGGTCTGGTTGCTGTACTGGTTCACTCGCCTGGATGCAGTGAATGGAATGGGAGTGATGTTCGCTGTTGTTGGCGCATTCGCTACGTTCGCCACCATCGTGTTTGGAAGTCTCGATGGTGCATCGTCGACGCTCCGAACGGTACGGCGTCTCACGATTCCGGTAACGATACTCGGACTGCTCATCATCACTTTCGTGCCTACACAACGCGACATGGCAATCATCGTCGGTGGCACGATGGCCATCAAAGCAGCGAAGACGCCCGAAGCTTCTGCATTGGGCAGCGAACTCTACAACGCTGTGATGGAGCAACTGAAACGCGCAGCCAATCCACCAGAAGAACGGCGGCGGTGATGTTTCGATTCATAATGCACTGGTTCGTGCTTTTTCCCGCCGTCCTCCTCCTGTATCTTGTAGCAAAATTTAATCCACGCGTTCGTGCGTGGCTCTACGATCAGGAGAAAAAAGATGTTTGATCGCTTGCTCGGCTGGACACTGGGCTTCATCGTGTTTGGAATCATCTACATCACGTTGGATGCAATCATTCCGCACGACGATACAGACTATCCACATGAACGAAGCGGTCTGCGCTTGCTCATCGACGCCAAGACAGGGTGCCAGTACCTGTCCACGTTTTTCGGCGGACCAGTTCCTCGTGTCGACGCAAACGGTCGGCACATCTGCATTCGGCCCCAGTGACCATCAGTGTGGTGGTGCACTTTCCCTTCGATGGGTACGGGCCTCCAGCATAGTTGTGGGTTTCCACGAAACTGCCCTCTGGGCAGCTGAAAAAGATAACCCTCCGTGGGGTGGGGTCTACGTTACATCACCCATATCTCTAGCGTCCTGGGTTCCCCAGGAGGTAGCCGAAGAGAAGGAAGAGGCACCTGACAGCCGTCCACCTCATAAGTCCGGGCCCGGACTGAGGACATACGTGCAACGCTGTCGCGGGACAGAGTAACCCGCATGAATCGATTCTTAGCGAAGGTTCATGGTTTTCGGACCAAGTAACCCGCCGTAATCGGTCTGCAAAGTGGGTGTGATCCCCCGATTCCCTCCACTCCCTGTCGATAGACGCCGGAGTCGCGTAACCGGCACCAACACACCAAAGGAGAATGCAGTGGCGCGTGCAAAGAGCGAGGCAGAACCCGTTGCGAAACTGAGCAGCATGCAGATCCGCTACATGGAAAAGCGTATCGACAAGGCGAGCGGCCAGGCAAAATCCCGCCTGACCGAAGAACAGCATCAGCTCATCAGCAAGCTGAAGAAACCTGAAGAGCGCAGCAACGTCGACATCGCCAAGGCCATTCAGCGACTGCATCCGACAATCGCGAACAGCAGCGTTGCCAGCATTCTCGCCGACTTCCGCTATCGCGGTGAGCCGCACACAGTCGCCGCCCATCTGGGCGTCGACAAGGCATGGCTCGAAAACCGTGAAGGCCAGCATAAGTACGAGACTGAGAAACTGGCCATCACCAAGAAGTATCACGCAGCCATCGAGAAGGTCATCGAAGTCGCGAACGAAGCCACTGACGAGATTTATCTCGGCGACGCCAGCAAGCTGGTGTCCATTCTCGCGAAAATGGACAACATCAAGCTATGAACGACATCGAAGCGCTTGTGAAGCGCATGAAGGAGATGCAGGAAGCAGAGGAGAAGCGGTACGCCGCACTCACTCCAGAAGAACGTGCCCGCGAAGATGCAGAACGGGAGAAGCACGAGGCAGAAATTGCCGAGATGCTCAAGAAGCTGCCCGGACTCACCAGGATCAGCTTCTGATGCGCGCCCCACGGAAGCGGCAGATAGTATGGGAGTGGAACTGGCCGCGGTTCTGGGGATGGAAGTACAACCTCACAGTCTTCAGCGCAAATTTCACTTGCCGGACAACCGGGGACCATGCCCCTGAAATGCATGTGGAACTGGTCATACTGAATCTGTGCCTGCTAGATTTCGGTTTCTACAACTTCTACCACGTGGACGACTGACATGAGAGAGCCTTCTTCTCCTGAATTCGTGCCGCCCGACCCCGAATACGGGAACGTGCTTTCGGTGAAGAAGAAACCGCAGAACCGACTGGAGATGCTCCTCGCCGCCTGTGAAGGAGAAACCCAGCGAGTCATCCTTCGGTATGCGAATCTCAACTCCGTCCTCGTTCGAGAGAACAAGCAACTGCAACTACACGCTGCTGCTTTGGAGCAGCGTGTGCATGACCTGGAACTGACCGTAGGAGTTCTCCGTGGAGCAAGACTTAGAGATGATCCTCCGCGAAGCCATCCGACACCTTCAGAAGAACAACCTGAGCCGGCTGGCAGAGATTCAGAAGCTGCGGAACACCAACAAGACGCTGCGTGAACGAATCACGCGGCTGCAAGCAAACCTCGCACAGCGGAATCGGGAGAAAAAAGCATGACGCTTGCAGAGATACGCGTTGGGATGCGCGTCCTCTATGTTCCTGGGCATGCTCACGGCCAGCGATACCACCCAGACTGTGAACAAGGAGTAGTTACCTCGAAGAACGAAGTGTATGTATTCGTTCGATACGGCGGAAAGAACCACTCAGAAGCAACTGATCCCGCCGATCTCGTGAAGGACTGACTGATGAGTGCCGTGCCGCCCAACAAGACATTCGAAGAGTGGACCTTCGAAGACCTTCTAGTGTGGTCTAGCTGGAAGGTCGTCGAAGGCATGCTCGCTGGGCAGTCGATCCGATCAACCATGTGGGACGTTCTTACTGCAGCCACAAAATGGAAACCCCCAGTCCCGCCCCCAACGAAACGTCCCCGGAGCCGATCTCTTCTGTCCGCGGACCGATGAGTGCAAGTACCTTCTTCCAGTATGGGAGAAGCTACATGGAAAAACTTCCCGCCGCTCCTGCACACCTGATGGTCGTAGACGGCCTGGTGGCAGATGTCACGGAGTACGTACTGGAGCTCCGCATGCTGTTGCGCGAAGCACAAGAGAGCACAACGGCAGCGTCCCTGAAAGCTCGTATCGGGGACGCTTTGATAAAATACCCGGTACTGGACACCGAACCATGAACGTTCTCATTTTCGGACAGCCTGACGAAAAAACCGCAGCGACGCTCAGGCAACTTGCATCACTCATCGCTGCAACCACCTCGAAGGTAAGCGCCATGTCACAAGAGATCGAAGACCTGAAACGCGAGATCACCGAAACCCAAGCTGCTGTTGCCGCTGCCACTCAGAGCGTCACCGACGTCCTGGGCCTGGTCGCAACGCTTCAGCAACAGCTTGCCGCCGCCGCCGCGAATGGCCTCTCGCCGACGGAAGCCGCCACCATGGCTGCTTCGCTCGATGCTGCACAGCAAGAACTTGCTGCCGGCGTCGCCAGCATCAGCAACGTGACCGGCGGTGCAGTTGTTCCCGCCCCTGCTCCCACGCCTGAGCCTCCGCCCGCGCAATGACTGTCACTCAAGCCCAAATCGATGCTGTCACCGACCCAGTCCAGAAACTCGCTCTTCAGATGCAGTTCGACGGTCGCGCGGTGCAGGACGCTATTGCCGCAAACTCTGCGCGGCAAGCTGCCGCTGCAGAAGCTTGTGTGGTTACTGCGCAAGAGATGCTGGAAGTCGCTCGCTCTGCAGCCGGCGGCCTTCTGAATCAACGACAGGAACTGTGGGTCAATCTGTACGGCCTGCACCTGAAGACGCGTCTCGGCCCTGCCATTCTCTCGTCTACCACGCTGGACTCCGTTAAGGACTCCATCGTGAAAGACTCCGCGCGAATGACCGACGTGGTGTTTCCCACCATCGACGCTGCATTGGCGAAACTTGTGTGA